GAGTTCGAGATTCAAGTGCTCGGCTACGACCGCTGGCGGATCGACGACTTCAAGACCGACCTCGATGATGTCGACGCCAATTTCCCGGCGCCGCTGGAACCCTTCGGGCAGGGTTTCAAGGACATGGGGCCGGCGGTCGAATGGTTTGCCGAACTGGCGCTGACCGGCCGCCTGCGGCACGCCGGGCACCCGGTGCTGACCTCATCGGTGGCGAGCGCCGTCATCGTCAGCGACCCGGCCGGCAACCACAAGATCGACAAGCCGCTCGGCAACACGCGAGGGATTGTGCGGGTTGACGGCGCGGTTGCGATGCTGATCGCGCTGGAACTGTCGAAGCGGTCGCGGCAGACCGAGATCGACATTATGGCAATGATCGCGTGAAAGGATAACTCCCGATGCGGCTTCTGGCTCTGCTGGATCGTGATGCCGCAGGGGACCGGCGGCAGTCTCGATTTCGAGATATCGACCGGCACCGGAGGCAACTGCGTCAATAACAAGGTGCTTTTGATCCCGCGCATGACGGTGCCGTCGAATGGCATCGTTAACCGGATTCCCTATGTCGGCCAGCGCACCGAGCCGGGCGGCGCGGTCTGTCTCCAGACCTGGGGCAACGGATCTGTCACCTCGATCTTCTACTGGGCGCAATTCTGAGATGACCGAGATGAAGTTTAAAACCGCCACCGGCAAGGTCGGCGGAAGCCTCTCCTATGTGCTGAGCGACGGCACCGTCGACCGCTACGGCGATGTGATCGAGCCGGCCGGCTGGCAACTGGACGGGTTCCGGGGCAACCCGATCGCGCTGTTCAACCACCGGACGGACGCACCGATCGGCAAGTGGGCCAATGTCCGGGTTGAGGATGATCGCCTGGTGGCGGATTTCGAGCCGGCGGCCCGCGGCACCTCGCAGCGGGTCGACGAGATCCTGTCGCTGATCGAGCAGAACATCCTGCGGGCGACCAGCGTCGGTTTTCTCGGCATCGAGAGCGAACCGCTCGACCCGAAGCGGCCGGGCGCCGGCACCCGCTATACCCGGCAGGAGCTTTTGGAAACCAGCATTGTCAGCGTGCCGGCCAACCCGGCGGCGCTGCAAATCGCGAAGTCCCTCGGGATTTCGGACGACACCATGAGCCTCGCCTTCGACGAGCAAGTCGCACCCCGGCGGGCAGTGGTGAAAACCGGCGGGCAAGCCGTGACGCAGCCCCATTCGAGGGCAACTCACATGGACAACCAGCTTACCATCAGTCAACAGATCGAGGACCGGCAGTCGCGGCTTAACGCGGCGCGGGACAAGCTCTTCGAGCACACCCGCGATCCCGAGCATGACCCTGACGTAGCGAACGGCCTGACCGCGGAAATTGCCGAGCAGGAACGCCGCCTGGCCTCGCTTCGGAGTACAGAGGCGTCGCTCGCGTTCCGCACCGTCCAGCAGGAGGTCTTGCCGCCAGTCGCCACTCCAGCCACCGGCCGGCGCCCGCTCGGGTTTGCCGGGAAGGAGAGAACGCCCGGCGATCTGTATGCCAACAATTGCGTGGCACAGTTCATCGCGATCGCCCGGCGGATGCCGATCGAAACGGTGCTGGCCGAGCGCTTCCCGGACGATGAGCAGACGGCGATGGTCACCCGCGCGGCGATTGCCGGGGCGACCACGACGACGGCCGGCTGGGCATCGGAACTGGTGCAACTGGCACAGGGGCAGTTCATCGACAGCCTGCTGCCGAACCAGGTGTTCCCGAAGCTCGCGGCAATGGGCACGTCGCTCAACTTCGGGCCGAACGGCGGGGCGATCAAAATTCCGTCGCGCGCCACGACGCCGAGCATTGGCGGCAGCTTTGTCGCAGAAGCCTCGCCCATTCCGGTGCGGCGCTTGGGCACCACGTCGATCACCTTGTATCCGCACAAAGTCGGTGGGATCACGGTGTTCTCGCGCGAGATCGCGGCCTACAGCAACCCTGACATCGAGTCGCTGATCCGCAAGTCCATCATTGACGACACGCAGATCAACATCGATGCGCTGCTGCTCGACAATGTCGCGGTGTCAACGACCCGGCCGGCGGGGCTGACAAACGGCGTCTCGACGCTGACCGCGACGGCGGGCGGCGGTTATGCGGCGTTCCTGGGTGACCTCAACAAACTCACCGCGCCGTTTTATGCCGCCAATGCCGGGCGCAAACTGGCGCTCCTCATGAACCCGGCGCAGCGCAATCAGTTAATGTTTGCTCCGGGACCGGCCGGTGCTCCATTCGGTTGGTCAACCCAGTTCACCGATATGTTCACGGTGATCGCCAGCACCAGCGTTGCGGCTGGGGCTGTCTACATGATCGACGCTGCCGATTTCGTCAGTGTTACGGGAGCGCCAGAGTTCGAAGTCAGTGAGGTGGCGACGGTCCACATGGAGGACACAACGCCGCTGAACATCGCGACCGGGGCGCAAGGCTCGGGCGTGCTGGCGACACCGACGCAGAGCATGTTCCAAACGGCGCAGATCGCCATCCGCATGCTGGCCAACGTCAATTGGGCCATGGTCCGAAGCGGCATGGTTCAGTTCATCGGCTCGGGCGTTTCCTGGGCATAAGCACTAGCGGGGCTTCGGCCCCGCCGGTTTCATCTGGAGGAACCAATGGAAAGCAGCACGCCCGCAGGGCGCACGACGGCCACGACAACGACGGCCCAACGCACGCCAGCCACGCCGGCAGCTCCGTCGGTCGTAGACGAAAAGTCCGCCAAGGAGCGCACCGACAAGGAGATTGCCGAGCGGATAGCGGCGCCGCCGGAGCAGCCGACGCCGACGCAGGCCGAGGCGGATGCGTTCAAGTCCGGCGAGTTCGATGATCCCCAGGCGGGTGAGCAGCGGCGCGAAGTGAGGCCGGGCACTCCCGCGGCAGGATACACGACCCGCTGACATGGCGGGCTGGCTGCGCCGGGCCTTTGGCTGGGGCGTGCCCGAGGGTGCGTTCCGGCCGGGCCCGTACACGCTGAGCGACGGCTGGCTGCCGGCTGGCAGCCCGTGGAATTACTGGCAGATCGGCCGGGACGTGCAGCCTTACGGGGCGCGCTCTGCGGTGCTCGAAGCGTGCATCAGCGCCTACAGCCAAACGGTCCCGATGTGCCCCGGCGATCACTGGCGCTCGCTTGCCAATGGCGGGCGGGAGCGGGTCACCAACTCGGCGCTGTCACGGATCATGCGGCGGCCGAACGACTATCAGAGCATCTCCGACTTTTTGCTGAATTTAACGCGGCGGTTGTACGAGCAGGGCAACGCCTATGCGGTGGCAGTGCGCAACAGCCGGTTTGAAATCGCCGAACTTCATCTGATGCGCACCGGCACCGGCACCGTGGCCGAGGACGGCAGCATTTACTATTCCCTGTCGGGCAACGAGATCGTCGAGCGGCGGCTCGATCTGTCGGGCGGCGTGCCGGCGCGCGACGTGCTGCATGTGCGGCTGCATACGCCGCGGCACCCGCTGCGGGGCGAGTCGCCGATCCTGGCCGCCGCGCTCGATCTGGCGATGGGCACCGCCGCGCTGCAACAGCAGGTGGCGTTTTACGGAAATCAAGCGCGGCCGAGTTTTGTGCTGTCGAGCGAATTGCAGTTGAAGCGCGAGCAGATTCAAGAATTGCGCTCGTGGTGGGATCAGCAGACGCAAGGCGAAAATGCCGGCCGCACGCCCATCATGGCGTGGGGATTGAAGGCGCAACCGATCAGCACGAGCGCCGTCGACGCGCAGCTTGCCGAAATGCTGAAGCTGACCGATCAGGCGATTGCGCTGGCGCTACGGATTCCGCTGCAAATCCTCGGCATCGGCGGCACGACGTACTCGTCAACCGAGCTGCTGATGCAAAGCTGGATTGCCACGGGTTTGGGCTTCACGCTGAATCATATCGAGGAAAGTTTCGGGCAACTGTTCGGATTGCGCGGCGTGCCCGACGAATACCTCGAACTCGACACCAGGGCGCTGCTGCGCTCGGCCTACCGGGAGCGGATCGAAGCGCTGGCGCGTGGCGTGATCAGCGGCATCTACAGTCCCGACGAGGCGCGCGCGCAGGAAGATTTGCCGTCAGTGCCGGGCGGACATGGAGCCGAACCGAGGGTGCAACAGCAAGTCGTCCCGCTGTCCTACGGCAGCGATATGCAGCCGCCTTCGCCCCAGCCGGCGACACCGCCACCGCAGGATACGCCGCCACCTGACAACACCGATGACACCGCCAGCAAACTCGCTGCGTTCCGCGCTGCGTATGACGAACACCGCCGCTTTGCCGCGTGACCCGCTGGCGGCCGAACTCGGTTCGGTTGTCGGCACGCTGGAGCGGGAATTGCGGTTGCAGATGGCGACGCTGCTGGCCGAGGCCCGCGAGGAGATCGCCGCACTGCGGGCGTGGCGTGCCGAAGCTGCGCTGGAGCTGGCCGCTCGGGTTGGCCCGGCGGGACCGCAGGGCGAGCCAGGGGATGCCATTGTCGGCCCGGCCGGCATCCAAGGCCCGGCCGGCGAACAGGGCATCCAGGGGCCGCCGGGGCGCTTTATGGCGCCGGTCGCGTGGCAGCGCGGCATCCATTACGACGGCGCGCTGGCGACGCATGCCGGCGCGACGTGGTGCGCGTTGCGGGACACCGCCGAGGAACCGCCGCATGACGATTGGGTCTGCGTCGCCGAGCGGGGAGCCGATGGCCGCACACCCGCCTTCCGGGGCGCCTGGAAGGCCGCCAGTACGTATGAAGCGTTCGACGTAGCAATGGTCGAGGGCTCGTCGTTCATCGCGCTCTATGACGTGCCAGGGCCGTGCCCCGGCGATGGCTGGCGGCTAATTGCCAGCCGCGGCAAGAGCGGCCCGCCGGGCGCTGCAGGGCCGCAGGGCGAGCGCGGCTGGCCCGGCATGCCGGCACCGACGCCGGTCGCGCTCGACGTGGATGGCGAGGGCTTGCTCACGCTGCGGTTCGGGGATGGCGTCGCGCTTAGCTGCGACCTCTATCCGGTGCTGGCGAAGCTGCGATGAGCCTCGGCTATCGCACGACGCGGGTTGTGACGCCGGCCGAGAGTTTGTCGCTGGTTACGGTGGAGCAGGCGAAGCAGGCGCTCGGCATCCCAGCCGGCGACACGTCGCAGGACGCGATCCTGGCGCAACAGATCGAGGCCACATCGAGCGCCATCAACGCCTGGTGCGACCGGATATTCGTCGTGCAGACCTACCGCGACCAGTTGCGCAACGCCTGCGGCTGGTACGGTGAGCCGTTGGTCGTGCGGCAATATCCGATCGTGGTCGACGATGGCGGCGTGCCGCTGGTCGCGGTCAGCGAGGATGGCGGCGCGCTCGATGCGGCATTGCTGGAGGTCTACCCGGAACAGGGCGCGGTCTACAGGCTCGATGCGAGCATGCTGCCCGCCGCATGGGGCGCCGCGCTGGTCGTGGTCGACTACACCGCGGGCTATCCCGTGATCCCGCCGGATGTGCAGGGCGCGTGCCTGGAGTGGTTATCGGCGCGCTGGTTCAGCATCGGGCACGATCCCAGCCTGCGCAGCGAAACCATCCCTGACCTCATCACGCAGGTTTACGACAGCGGCGCCGGCAGCAGCGGTTCGGCGATGACGGCGATGCCGGGCGGCGTGCGCGATTGGCTGGCGCCTTACCGGATCTGGTCGGTATGAACCCGAGCACGATCATCGCGCGAACGGATGCTGCGATTGCCGGCTACGGCCAGAGCGTGACGCTCCAGCGCACCGCGATCGACGGCGCAACCGGCGGCGTTTCGGTCACCGACGAGATCACTTGCGCGGCTGCGGTGCGCAACTTCATCCCGCAGGATCTGGAGGCCGGTGAAGTGCAGGACATCCGGGTCGTGCTCAGCCCGACCGGGCTCGGCGCCTATGGCGTGCCGTCGCGCGACGACCGTATCCTGATCGACGGCAACCCGTCGAACATCACGCAGATCGCGCCGCTCTACTACGGCGGCACGCTCTGTAGGGTCAATTTGCTCTGCCGTGGCTGACCAGCGCGAAGCCATCCTGACGCGGCTGGTGGAGGTGTGCGGCGCGGTAACGGGGATTGTCGCAGCCGCGCGCAACAAGCTCGACGTGCCGGGGCTGGCGCGGCCGGCGGTCATCGTGCAGGACGGCGCCGAGACGTTTCTCGACGCGCCCGGCACCGGCCGCAATGCGGCGCGTCGGCTGCTGCGGATGGAGCTCTCGCCGCTGATCGTGGTGATCGTGCGCGGCGACAACGGCGCCGAGGCCGGCACGCTGCTGACCCTGTACCGCAACCGCATCGTCGCCGCCGTGCTGAACGACGGGCCGCTCGGCGCCAGCGTGGTCGACGGCGGCATCCGCTACGAGGGCATCTCCGTCGCCGCGCCCGACGCCGAGGCGCGCGAATACCGCGGCGAGTTCAATCTCGTTTTCACCAGCCTGTTCCGCCTGAGCGACTTAGCGGGAGTGTAGTCATGCCCATCAGTAATGCTGCCGATATCGACAATACTTTTATCGGCAAAGGCATCGTGAAATTCAAAAAGGATGCGGAGGTCGACTATCGCGATCTCGGCGAGGTGCCCGAGTTCGAGTACACGGCAACGGTCGATAAGCTCGATTATTTCAGCAGCCGCTCAGGCATCCGCACCAAGGCGCGCAGCGTCATCCGCGAGCGCAGCGCGAACCTGCGCATGGTGATGTCCGAAATGACAGCCGACAATCTCGCGCTCTACTTGATGGGCGAGGCGACGGCAGACGGGCCGCCCGATGCAACCTATACGGTGGACATCTTCAGCCTGTCGGAGATTACCGGCGCGCTGCGCTTTGTCGGGACGAACGATGTCGGCGCTAAGGTGCAACTTGATTTCGGCAATGTGTCGTTTACTCCCTCCGCGTCGTTCTCCCCGATTTCCGAGGAGTGGGGTCAGCTCGAGGTCACGGCCGAAGTGCTGGTGGACGATGCCGGCAAGTACGGCGTCGCGATCTGGAACATCACGGCTGAGGTAACGCCGGGAGTGGCAGCGGCAGCCTGATGCCGTCGCTCCTCGACATCGCACCGCCCGAGATATCGGCTGTCGAGATCGACATTCGCGGCACGGTGCTGCGGGTGGCGGGCATTGCCGCCATCGATTGGGCGATGCTCTACGGCCGTTTCCCCGAACTGCGCAAGCTGATGATCGGCGAAGCGGACGAGGACATGCCACGGCTGCGCTTCCTGGCCGCACAAAGCGCGGTGATC